ACATGTGGCACGCCGTAATCCGATACCGTCGACGTTTCGAAGAACACGATGTCACCCCGTTGCGGTTTATTGTATAACCGTCCGTGTTTAAGAAAGGTGCTCAGTGCAACGGGCGTCTGTGACATAACGGGCAATCGCAAGCCGACTTCACGGGCCACAACGTCAATGAACATACCGTCCCAAGGCAAGCCGTTTGTTCCCAATCGCTCGCCGAAGATATTGTCTCGGCCTTCTCGGGCCACGTACCCGTTGTAACTTAAGGCTTGTGTTACAAACCTGTCGACCTTAGCCGTCGGCTTTCGGAATATCATTTGTCTCTTCCGTTAAAGATTGGAGTTCGTGGAGAAGATTAACCGCTTCGTTTGCACGTGCCGTTAATCGTATGTGTTCAAGTCTAGTCGACGCAAGCCGAACGTCATCGTGGAGTTGCTCGGCTAGAGATGCTGCCATCTCAATTATATCATTAAGGGCTGACATCTTCGACTACCTCTTCTGCGTCAACAATGTCTTCGCTCTTGTTTTCATTAAGTATAGCCGTCCGTCTCTCTTCTTCCCTGTTCGAAGCGTCGATGGCGTTTTGGGCAATCCGTTGCAAACGTTCGGCAATGATGGAAGCGGCAGGGCGTACGTCAAGAGTGACGTCCGTGTTTATATCAAAACCAGCACGCACGCCAGCACGGTCAAGAATCTCGGTCGCCGCTTTCAACTTAACGGGTTCGCTCTCAGCGGAATCCATTAATTGTTCCAGAGTGTCAACAGCCGTCGGTGCTGCTTGGGTTAATCTGGCTCGGGCACGTTCTACTGAGTCGGTCGGTTTATTACGTAAGGACCCTAAGTGAACTCGGCAGAAGCCGTCATCTTGTGGACGTCCGCCAGTCCATAACTGGCAACGTACGCCGTCATCCTTGATGGCCTTGCAACGGGCAGGAAGGGGTAGACGTTTTTTAGGTTCGAGGCCAGTGGCGTCAATTTCGTTGGACTGTTTGGCCCACGCCTTCGTTGCCCCTAGTACCCAAGGGGGAACGACGACGTCGCTTGCAGATTCTGCAAGAAGGTCGTAGCCTGTTAGGTAGTCGGAGTTCTTCGACGCAGGGTTAGATAGGATTGCTTGCTTTTCGGTAATAGATAGCAAACGTTGTTGAGTTTGCATCTCGGCTGAAAGGGCTTGGATGAGACCCGTCGGAACTCCGTTTACTGCATAGACAGGAAGCCAGTTAAGTTTGGCTCGACGTAGGGCCTGACGATTTTCAAACGTATCTTCACAGATACCGAGGTCGGTTTCTTCGATGCCGTAATCTGATAGATTTGGACGTAGGTTAATTGGGGTATCGATTTGGATATCGGGAGCCTCGAGTTCAGGCTTAGCGAAGAGAGGGTCTATGTCTGTCATCGTCCACGTCCTTAAGTTAGTGAGCCAGACGAGGAGGCTGGGGAGAGACTGCTCCTCGCCTGACCCGAACTGTGCAACCATTTGTTGCTGTTTTAGGTGTCTCTTCCATTAGGTTATAGAACCTAACAGTTATCACTATAAGGGCAAGTAAAAAAACCGATTGGACGAATTTTTGGATGAGGTGAGGCTGTCGCGTACCTTTTTCATTTACAAAGGCAAAAAAATCCCCGAAAAATCAGGGAGAACTGAAAATTCGGGGAAGATTTTAAAAGTGATTTGAAATTACTTCTTTTTTGGTGCTGTTTTCTTTGGAGTAGTTGGTTTACTTTTCTCCACTAGAAGTTTGTTTTCTTTAGATACTTTTGCTGGGTGACGCATCCTGCTACCGTTTTCGCATGGACACATTCCGTCTCCACCACACTTGCAAGTCTTATCGGACATCATAGACTTTAGGATTTGCTGAGTCCTAAAGTTGCTCTGTCTCACTGCCTCAGCAATTACTTTAGGGTCATCTGTCTTTTTAAGTATGGTTCCAGTCTCTGGGTTAATCACCCAACGACCAGAGTCGTCTCGAACGAAGGTTGCAGTCAACTTACGAACATTGCGATATTTGATGCTGTTGATTTGTTTCTTAATCCAGTTTTTCATTCTGTCTTGTCTCCTAATTTTGGATATGGTTTTATTTCGTATTTCAATTTGGCTAGTAGTTCTTTTCTACGCCTCTTTGAAGTTGTATTAAAGAAAACATATCTATGCTTTCTTGGTCTTTCATGTCGTTGGAGTCTGTCTCCATAGAATGCTTTTGCTCCATTCACTCCTCCATGCTCATCGAACAAGTGGCGAGAGTGAGAGCCAGACTTTCCATCTAATCTCCATTCTACATGACGGTCTGACATTCCTGTGTATTTCCAGTTTGTGGCTTGATAAACAATTCCGATATGTCCTGCACCTATTTCAGCGTAGGACACTATTATATCTTTATCTTTAGGTAGCAGTCGTAGGCTACGACCAATCAGATACGACTCTGTGTTCTTTGGAGTCCCATCTTGAATCCACAAGCGAGTGAGTTCTAAAACTTTACTTGACTCTTCAGGACCACAAACTCCTACACACAAACTTGGTGATGCTGGCTTTCCATAGATTACGCAACCAATCATTTCCTCATTATCGAATAGGCCAAACGCAAACATCGTGCTGGCTTTACGATGGAGGTAGTGATTTTCGACAACCATAACATTTGCAGATTTGCTGTCGATTTGTCTAATTACATAATCAATCATTAGAGGTGGAGTCTTGTCCTTCTTCGCTTTCGCTCTTTGCCTCTGAGCAGACTTTACAGTTGCAGTACCACACTTTGTCGTACCACGTTATTTTTGGTCTGCACATGTCATGGCTATTTGTGTTGCAGTAGCCACAGGTTCTATCTAACTCATCCGTCAAGATGGCCTCAATTCGTAAATAATCTCTTTGTGATGTTTCACTCTAACAGTCGGGTCAAGCATAACTTTAAACCCATTCTGTCGAGCGTTCATACACCAAGAATAGTCTTCACCAATATTGCACTCGAACTCTAGACCATCCCATTGGACACCTCTGATTCGGAACCAAGGTCTATCGCAGTTTTCAAAGACTCCAGACTTCATGGCAATAAAGCCAAACCCAATTCCAAAGACTTCGACTGGCTCGTCCTGCATGAAGAAGTCCGTCTCTTTAACTAGGGTAGGTCTACCCTTGGCATCAAAGTTTGCACAAGCAACCTGACCATTTGGATTGGTTTGATAAAGACCACCCAAGATATCTAAATCGGACTCCAAGACTTTTTGAAACATCTCGACATCCCATGAGATATCAGAATCAATCCAGAAGATTTTGCCGTAGGTATATTTACCTGCTCCAACTTCTTTAGTAACCCAGTCGTTCTCGTATTGGTCTAGAGCAGTCAACTCTCTACCACTTGGAATGAATGAACTTTGCTTAGTTAGGAACTTGTAGGTTTTACCATTTGATTCCAGCCAGCGAATAGTGTCAACCAAACTCTCGACATAATGAGGATGGAAGTTTGGAGCAGGGGTAGCAATCAAGACATCGTAATGAGGCTTAGTCATAGTCTTCGCCTCTTCTATCTGAGTCGTCAATTAAAGGCATACCTTTGGAACTACTAATCCAGCCTTCAACAAATTTAGCAAACTGATTAAAATTCAGTGTCTCCAAAATATCCCATTGCTGGGGATTGACTAAGCATACTTTTGCGTAGTCACGCATAATCATTACTTGACGCTTACCTCTGGCATGTGACATTCTGATTAAACGCTCGATTGGCATTTCATCTAATCCAACTAAAGAAAAAACTGTTCCGTCAACCTCGACATCTGTAATCGTAAATGACTTGAAAGCCATCTCGATATCTGAGATTAACTCTCTTGTCGCTTGAGTCTCATTTTTTGGTGTTCCTGAAGGAGCCTCATGTGATTCAGGTCCTCCTCGCTCGTTGGGTAATTCATTTTGTTCTGAATCTCCGTTTGAATCAGGGAATCTATCCATTCTTTGTTCCTAACTTTCTGTTTGTGGTTTAGTTCTTTTGCTAATTTTTTACAGTCTAGGCAACTGGTCTGTCCTTCTGGTACTTCTATTTCTCTATCTGATGCTGGGCAGAAGGCCTTACACAAATATTTTAGTTCTGGCTTTGCTTTAAGTTCGCCAACTAATTCAGCAAGGACTCTTTTTTCCTTATTGCAACTTAGGCAGTCTTGAATTTCTTTTTTATTATATTTGTTGGCAGTAAAATAGTACCCCTCACCTAAACAGGTAGGGCAGATTCTTGTCTCTTGGTCTGGTAGTTCTGTTTCCACTTCACCAATGTAAAACATATCTTTTCCACTCTTTGCTTTAACTCCCTCAAAGACTTGCTTGAAGAAATCTTCAGGGTCAGCAAATAGGGTCTCACCATAAAGATAGATTTCTAGGTAATGATTTATATAAACACCAGTATCACCATTTAAAACATAGTGAGACATAAAGTCCATATTTGGATTGACAGTCTTTGCCTCTTCTTTGAATAGGTCTCGCAACCCGTCAATAAAATCTGACGTAACTGTTTGTTTGTGGTGCTCTACTCCCACATGTAATTTTGCTTTGTACATTTCTTTCCGTCTTTCTGTCGTATTCTATTATAACTCTAAGCGACACTTTTTGCAAATCAGGACATCGTACCCTGTTGCCTCTTCTTTTGGAACTCCTGCTGATGTAACTGGAACTGGAGATATTGGTCCCTCAACTCCACACTTGTCACACTTCTGGTCAATCAACCAAGTTACAGCGAATCCTCTTTCAACAGCAGTCTGCAATCCCAAACCTAGGGCATGGAACACACCTGACCCAGTTGTCTTACGAAGGAAACATCTGACATCCCCGACTTGCAATACTGGTCTAACCTTCTTGCACGGACATTCCATCTTTGATGGCTTGCAATAAGTTGCAAACGTTGTCTCATGTCTAGCGACTGGATGTCCACAAACACAAATGCGATTGTCTCTATCCAAACGTGTTTTTCTTTTTAAAACCTTCTCGGCCTCAAGCACATCTTCAGACGTAAAATCTAAAAACGAGAACGGATTTTGTTCTGTCATTTTTCTCCTTCAACTATTTTTTCCATAACTTGACTCTACTCTGTAAAATCCTGTATGTCAATCTAAATCCTGTATGTCTTGTCAAGTTTCTGTATACCTGTATGTCGACTTATTTTCTCTACACGTATAGGAATTTTATACATGGGTAACCAAAAATATAGTCGACTTACAGATATACAGAAATACAGAAATACAGGATATTCAGAGATACTAGCATAAATCTTTTTCCAAAACTTACGTTTCTGGCTAGTATGTACCCCCTTAGATACTATCACATTTTGCCCTTTTTCAATTTAGTTTTACGCTAGTATCTCTCTCCCAATCGAGTCTCCCTAGTATACCATAATATACTTACATTCTATTAAAAACATACAGAAACTTAAGTCGACATTCAGGAGTTTTTTCTGTAACTTAGCCCCCTAAAAAACTCACTTTTCCCATATCAAGGTACAATAGAGACGTGGCCACTTTCAATGAATATCAAGATGCAGTAGAACAAAATCTACGCAAGATTAAACTATGCCGTCACGTTATCGACGAAGCCCACAGAACTTTAATCGACCCTATCTACCCAGAGGATAAAGCAGACTTGCTCCTCGCAACAGAAGATTTACTTGATTCCATTGTTTATTTGATGGAAGATGTGACAGCCATTGTTTGGCACGACCAACTAAAGAAACCTACGTCAGAAAGTTAAAAACAGATGCTACGTCCCGAAAGGGGCGAGGGAGAGCGTCCAAAGCACAACCAGAAAATAAGAAAAGGGTCGCAATTATTCATTGCAACCCTAATTCTTGCTACACCAATTTGCATGGCTCAAGTAGCCATAGCGTCTACTTCTGCTTTTTTGAAGCCTTCCATTGACGGAAAGCAACACCAAGTATTACTAGGAAACCAGAGAGCCAACCAAGGGCAACTCCTAGCCACAAACTTGCCCACTCTAGGCGGAAAACAATCTCCATTTCGACTCCTTACGTCTACTGATATTAATACATTAGAGTCTACGCTCTCCCAGTATAAAAATCAACTAGCCACGCTTAGAGCAACTCAGCCTAAGAATCCAGCGAACGTCGACTCCAGCAAGTTAAACACAGCAATCTCTAACGTTCAAGTCAGAATTGCCAGCCTAGAGGCCAGAATTGCTACAACCAAGACAGCCTATGCCAAGCAACTTGAGGCCCAAGAGACCCTGAAGCGTGCAGTGAACCAATATAACTTAGCCGTTACAGCCCAAGAAGAGGCAAAACTTAAGGCAGAGACCGACGCAGCCAACTATCTAGTAGTCATACAGGCTCTACAACAGGCTCAAACAACTTATGATGCATCACTGATGCGTCTAAATGAAGCGAAGTCAGCCAAGGATTCAGCCCAACTTGCTTACGAACTTGCTGACGCATCATTGACGAGTCAAATAGAAATCACCAACAACGCACTCACCAATCTCAACGCTAAGAAATCTAACAAGTCATCAGCAGAGCAAAATCTGATAGAAGCACAGCAGGAATATAACTCAGCAGTTAGTAACTTAAACCTTACGTTACAGACTAAGGAGCAAGCACTAAACTCCTTAATCCAAGCCCAAGCAAACTATGATACCAATCTCATTCCTGACCCAACGTGGACAGTGCCTACTTATCAAAAAGAAAACACACGTCTAGTTCCTTACACAGAGATACAGATAGTCAAGACCCTTGTTCCAACCACAACCACAAGGATAGACACCCAAACTATTCCGAACATCTTATTCAACTCAGAACTAAACAACACAGAGGGGTGGTCAGGGGTTAACGCAGGGTGGCAAGGCTCTAGCCCAGCACTCATCAACAACCAAATCACATTTTCTTATATGAACCAAACAGTTAGCCAAGGGCTATTCTCTGGACCTTTCCAGAACGCAACGCTCACCCTATCTGCCGATTGGTCAAACAACGACCTAAACCGAGGTTTTGTTGACACATACTCTATGACCGTTGAGGCTAGAGACATCAACCAGAACCCAGTTGGAACAGCAACCTACAACTCCACAGGCTCTCACGACTGGGACAATAAGTCAGTCACGCTACAAGCAACAGGTCCTGTTTCATATATCACAGTATCTTTCACTGGTCTTGACGCAGGTTTTTGGTACGGAATTTATGGACCAACATTCAAGAACCCATCTCTAAGCATCTCCCACGGTCAAGAGATTACTGAAACAACTTACGAAGAAGTCATCACTTACGAAGAAGTAATCAAGTACAGAGAAGAAATCTACTACACCACAGAGCCAGTTCTTATCGAAGGAACCATTCAAGTAAAGATTAATGAAGGTGGCCAAGCAACCTTCACAGCCCCAGAAGGTGCAACCTTTACAGGAAGCAACTTACGCTACGAGGCTATCTCAAGACCACAGTGTGGAATCAACATCAACCCACCAGTACAAGGTAAAACCCAGATAACCATTCAAGCAAGCAACGGAGTTTGGGGCGACCCTTGTGGTGGCTGGTACAAGCACATCACTGGAACTCTCACTTATCTAGGTCAACCAACTGCACCTCTCATCAAAGACCCATCTTTACTTCCAGCATTGCAAGAAGCACAGAGCAGATACGAAGACGCTTCTAACGTTTACAACATAGCGTTAAGTAACAGTCAGAACAAGACAGCCTTATTATCTTCAGCACAATCAAACTTAGAACAAGCAAGTTCAGAAGAAGCATCAGCACAGTCCGTCTATGACATAGCAGTTACTGACAAGAACGTCGCTTCTAACGTGAAGGCTGACGCTGAAAATAACTTAAGCACTAAAGTCACAGAGCAGTCATCTGCTGAAGCACTGCACACCACATCTACTACTGAACTTTCTAATGCAACAGTTAGCGAAGCAACAGCGAAGCAGGTTTCCACAGACTCATCTGCTTCTAACGTAAGAGCACAGTTACTTACTGAATCATCACTTACGTCAAAGTCAGAAGCAGAGAATAAAGTACAGGCTTCCGAGTCTGTAACACAAGAGGCTTATGTAGAAGCAGACGCTGAAACAAGACTCATCTCTTTCACGGACGTCGAAGCAATCATTCAAGAACCAGAACCAGTACCAGAAGAACAGGGTTCAGCAGAGATTCCAGAGGTAATTGAGAATCTTATGGACGTCGACCTAAACGCAGTCGACCCTACCGAACTAACTCCAGAGCAAGCAGGGCAACTTGTAGAAGCAGCCCTTGTTGCTTTTGAAACAGCAGAAGAAGGCTCTCCAGAGTACGAGCAAGCGTTGGATGCTCTCTACCTAGCAGCAGAGCAAGATGACATTGAACTGCCAGCAGAACTTGCAGCCATTCCGGGTCTTGCAGGTGCAGTAGAAGTTCTGAACTTCCTAGGAAACGCAGGTGCTGATATGTCACCTAAGGTTCGTGAAGAGTCAGAAAAGGTTGTTGTTGCCACGGTTGTCGCCGCTGGTGCAGCGATTCAAAGTGCAGCGGCCGCTGCAAGTACAGCATCAGCCTCCACAGGTGGCTCAAGAAGAGTAGGAAAGTAATAAATGAGAGACAGATTAATGCTAATCATCACCATAGGCATACTTGCGTTTATCAGCGTGGTAGTTATTGGTGAATATGTAGCAATGCTTACAGCACAGCAAATCACAGGAGAAGCAGTAGCAACCAACCCAGAAGCAATCGCTCTGGTACAGAACGCCCTCGTAGGTCTAATCGGTATTATCGGTGGATACTTCGCTGGCAAGAAAGAAGATAAATAATGAAAAAGTTCCTAGTAGGACTATTGAAAGACATCATCGACCAAGCGTGGACACTCCTCGGAATGGCCGTTGCTTGGCTTGTACTTGAAGGCTCAGCCAAGGAGTTGACAGGTAACTTGATTATCTTGACTCTAAGCATCTGGGTCATCACATACCCTCTACGCCGTGAAAAGGATGAAGACAAAGAATAACCATTCTGTAAAAGTCTTACAATAAAACTATGTCAGATAAGTATAATTTAGACCCAGAGGAACGCGACCTCGCAGACGCTTTACTTACCATCGCCAACAAATATGGCAGGTTCGATGAAGACGGCGATGGCATTTGGGCTGGCTATACCCCTGCTGCCGAGAATGAAGTAAAGGACATTGGCGTTGCATGTAAGAACTGTGTCTTCTACAAGCACGACAAAGATGGTAAGGATGTATGCCAAATCATCTCTTTAGAGATTGAAGAACTTGGTAAGTGTCGCTTTGCTGTAATTCCAAATGGCATAGTTATAAACAAAATATTCTCCAAGAGTCCAGACCTTCACCAAGAAGAACTTAAGAAAAAAGTTGAAGCAATGGGCGACGACTATGTTGAAGAGTACTTAGACATCGACGACTTGACCCCGACTCAAGAACATTTAGACCCTTACAATGTTAAAAAGCCAGGCTCCACTCTTAGACCAATCACTGTTTACATGGATAGAGACGGGTTCAAAGTAGTTGACGGACACCACAGATGTGCCTCTAAAGTATTGGCTGGCGACAGAAGTATCAAAGCAAAAGTTTACAGAGGTCCATCAGTAAATATGTTGGGCTATAAGTCAGTACCAATTAGTTCAGAAGACATGGACTTCTCTTCTAAGAGTCCTTGCTGGGATGGCTACAAGCAAGTTGGTATGAAAGAGAAAGATGGAAAGATGGTCCCTAACTGCGTACCAGACGATGAAGCGTCTATAACTGCCACAGCAGGTTCTAAACCAGCACCTAAGAAAGACCAAATTAAAGGCTCTGACAAAAACAAAAAAGGTTCTGCATCAGATGGCAAGGGCGTAACGTTTACAGCAGAGATTACTAAGGCTCTTGAAAAGAAAGTTGCTGACCACAACGAGAAGGCTAAGAATGGTCGCAAGGTTACACTTGCAAAACTTAAGGCCGTCTATCGTCGTGGAGCAGGGGCGTTCTCTACGTCACACCGTCCAGACCAAAATAGAAACTCTTGGGCAATGGCTCGTGTTAACGCCTTCCTTAAGTTAGTACGCTCTGGTAAACCTAACAATCCAAAGTACGTCCAAGACAATGACTTACTTCCTAAACTTCACCCACGTAGTAAAGAGACTGCAACTCTTAACCCACTACTTGCGTCTATGGTCTTTGCTCTAGACGACGACTCATGTCCACCTGCAACTAGGGACATTGTTTTAAACGTTACCAACAGACAGAACGCCATCGATAACGTTGGCTATGGGCCATTGAATCCTGACGAACCAAATACAGAGTTCTGGCAAGAGAAGGCTGACCGTTGGAAAACTACTCCAGTAGAGGCAAGCAAAAGCATTTGCGGCAATTGCGTGTTCTTTATCAGAACACCTAAGATGCTTGATTGCATTGCTGGTGGTATTGAACAGGGTGGCTCTGGAGAGCAGAACGCTTGGGATGCAATTGACCAAGCAGAACTAGGTTTTTGTGAAGCACTCGACTTCAAGTGTGCCGCTTCAAGAACATGTAACGCATGGGCCGCTGGTGGCCCTATCACCGAAGAAAAATAATCAACTAACAATAAGGAAAATATCAATGTCAGAAAAAGTTGCAGTTTACGTAGAACCATTTCCAAAGAACAAGCGTGGAGATGGATTCAAGAACTTTGCTTCATACCGTACCAACCCACACCGTGGCGTTGACTGGTCAGTTGCTGGTGGTCTAAAGATTAAGGCTATTACTGGTGGAACAGTTATGGAAGTTGGCGAGACTAAGGTCTTGGGTAACTACCTAGTTCAGTCCACTTACGATGGTCACTTCATTCTTTACGCACACTTCCAAGTTCCAACAACTCTAAAGCAGGGCGACAAGGTCGAGGCTGGAAAGACTGTCGTTGGTCTAGTGGGAACAACTGGCACCGCGTCAACTGGAAATCATCTCCACGTTACTTACGGTGTTAAGAAGAACCTCATCACTGCTGGTATCGAAGACCTCCGTGACCTATTTGCAGTATTTGATGGAGCACCTAAGAAGACTGTTGCAGCAAAGGTTGTATCAGCCGTCAAGAAGGTAGTTCCTACCAAGAAGCCATAAGTTTCCGACAAGGAATAAAAAGAACCCCCCAATCTGAATCACGGTTCAGGATTATTGGGGGGTTTCTTTTACCCTAGCAGATAGCCCAGAAAAAGTGAAACCCCTCTAGGAAGAAAGGGGAAAAGACCTAGAGGGGTTCCATCATTTCGACAGAAAGGAAGGAAATGACGTCAACGAATAGAATCGGAAAAAACTTCGCTGACAAAAAGATACTAACACACATTACGTCGACTGCAACAAATTAAGCAGTTAAATAGTCAAGAAGTTCTGGGTTGTCTTTTAGTACCATAACCCATGTTTCCTCGTAAACACTAATGAAGTGGTGCTCCCAAACTTCGTAGTCATCTTTTTTAGTTGGTTTAACTGTACGTTCAAATACAAAAGAAAAGGCGTGCATTAGTTCATGCACCAAAGTTGTGCGTTGCCTAGTTAAAGGCAGAGAAGAATCTATGACAATCATATTACTCATGTCTAGGGTGTAGCCCATAGTCGAATCATTTAGCATCCCATCGTCCTGCTTAGACCTAAGCACTATGTCAAAGACCTGCGTGCCTATTCTTACCTTTGGTGGGATTTTCATGTTTCTATTGTATCACTGGTTTGAGGCCGCTACTTTACCGTGCAAATAACGTCGATTTCCTCAACCACGATGTAGGAATGTCCGTCATAATCCAACTTGGTTCCAGCGTAGTGCGAGTAGATTACCCTATCCCCAATAGCGATGTCTTTGACCTCAGAGCCAATAGAAATTACGTTCGCCTCTTGAGGTGCTTGCTGAGCAGAGTCTGGAATGAATAGTCCAGAAGATGTCTTCTCAACTGGTTTTAGTGGCTCAATTAGGACTCTACGCCCAAGTGGTGTAATCGTTGTCATATATTCTTTTCTGCATTTCTGCGTTCTTTGTAGCACTTTAAGCAGTAACTTCCATAGAACCTAATCTGGTGTCTGCGACATGGATAGCCTCTGTTTATTTTTTTCATAACTTAATTGTCCAATTTACTATACTCTGCAAACTGTGTATGTCAGCATTGTTATCTATAATAGAATCAAACTCATAATCATTTAGAGCACTTTCCGATGCGTGCTCGTTCGCTGCAACCACTCCATTACGTCTCACTCTAAATACTTTTCCACCCAACTTCTTAATCGCATCAGCCTCATTTGGATACCTTACGTCAGCGATAACGGCTTTCGTTCCATCTGGAATTGAATCAAGTGCATAGTTAACCCAAAAGTCTTCACCAAACATCTCACGTCCAACTTCAGTTCCAAACCTCTGCAAGAGAACACGAACGTCTGGACTACGCTCTTTCAAACCTTCCCAGTCATAAACGTCGACACCAATTCGTATAGGAGTGCTCTGCACTTCGTTTACTGTGATTTTAGGATTAAGTCTGTACAGTGCCTCTCTCATTGGAGTTGCAAAAGAAAACTTTGTATATCCGTGACTGCTTACTAAGTGGTCTGCGACTGTGTCTTTACCAGAACGTGCCCAACCTGCCACACCAATAATTGTTATGCGTGGTTGTAGTTCGCCATCTTTCAAGATGTAGATAGGTAAACCTAGTTCTTCGGCGACGTGAACTTCGAGCGTAGCACCCTTAGAGTTTCTCCAACCGTCCAGTACACAGACAGCATCAACAGCAAGAACACTACGCAAATCGATACGCATATAATCACCCCAAGACTTCCTAGGTAGGCTAGGGCTGTCCACATTGGCGATAGCCTCCCCAAGTGTTTTTCCGTCATTTTGTGCTGGGTTGATAACTTCATGCCCCAATCCTTCCAATGCTTGTTGTGTTTCAAAGAACGTCAAGAAGTTCCAATTTTCATGTCCAGTCATTGGACCAGCGATATAAATTTTCATTAGTCAGTCCCATCACAAATTTCCATTACCTTTTCACCAAGGTAAGTGTCTTTGTATTTGTCCCAACAACTTAGGGGCGTCGGCGTAGGCTCAGGTAGTTTACCTACCCCCACAACAAAGAACCCATAAACCAGAGACCCAAGCATTGAAATAAAGATTCCGACAAAGACCAGAATCTCTTTCTTACTCATCTTGTCATTCATTTCTTTTCTTCCTTAATAAGAGCATAGACAGCACTAAGGGCGTTGACCATCTCTTGTTCTTGATGTCTGGACGTCGGCTCGTACTCAAAGGTCACAGTTACCACAGGGCAGTCTGCACCTTTAGGGTAGGAAATCTTATCCACCTTTAGTAGCGACAGTCTTTTAGGACTGCTAGCCTCCAGTTGATTCTTCATCTTCTTTTTTCTTTCCGTCTATAAAGTTCAATAGGTCTTCCGAGTTGAACGAGTCTCTATAGAAGAAAACTCCGTCTTCAAGTTCAAAAGCACGTCGATTGTCTTCCACCCAGTCTCGAATACGTTTACGCTCTTCAGCAACACCATCGGCTCTTCCTAAATCGTAAGCCTCAATGCCACTCATTTGGTGTCTCCCCTGACAAGTCTAATGATGTCACACATGAACACATACCTTATATGTGATGCCTCATCATCCCAAGATACATCCTTCTCTAACTCCAAACCCTTGTTGCAAAGAACGTCGAGGATACGCTTACGCTCATCTTCCGCCCCTTCTTTGTAGTAGATATTGTTTAAGGTGTTTATCTTTTCGTCTATCAAAATGTAACTAGCACAACAACCATCACATTCGTGACGTTCGGCTTTATGAATTAAGTAGTGTTGACAGGTTATGTAGTTAGTTGTCATTCTTACCCCAATCAATTGTCTTGCGTTGATTTTTCTTTACTCTAGGCTGTGCCGTCATTTTCAACCATACCAGCCCACTAACGTTCATTACAACAAATATAAGAACGTAGATAGCAATAATCCAAATAGATGTCTCCGACATGAACTCTCCTTTCTAGAAAGTTATATAATAATGTATCATTTTTGTACAGATAAAGCCCTATAACCTTAAGTTTAAGTTTATACGGCGGAGGTTTCAGAGTCTGTCTCTTCGTGTTTCCAAACTTCTACAAGTTCGGTCAAACGACCAGATAGCACTGAAAGTGTAGTTTCTTTGGCTCCCTTAACGTACCCAATGTCTTGGGCAATGTCTTCGATAACCAACTTGTATGCATCAGTCAATTTACTCACTATTATCACCTCCTCTTCTTTTATTCTTGCGATAGGGCAGTAAAGGACTTCTTTACTCTGGTTCATCAATATGTCACCGTTTTTGTGATAAGTACGGTTAATAATTAACGTGTGTGTCCAAGGACGTCCATGAAGACTAACTATAAGTTCCGAGCATTTAGAGCAGTTGGCCATAAGGATAGGGTCATCACTTCTTGTTGAAGATGAGTTGTTTCT